TATGGCTTCTTCGAATAAACATAATGGGTTTACAGATGACAGCTTTACTACTCCTGCGACTTATATAAATTGTGTAGCAAAAGATTGTTACAAATCCGGATTTGAATCATCAAACTATGATGAAGCGATGTACTATAACTGCACTGCTATCAACAATCTTGAGTATGGCTTTCTCAAATCAGGAAACTCTGGTACAGATACCTTGTGGAAAAACTGTGTAGCCTATGGAAACGGACTAGGAGATTTTGGAGATACAGGGACAGCAGGAATTAGTGCAGATTGTTCTAACAATGCGTCTGGTGATTCTTCTGTAACGACTCTTAGTATAGGGACTATAACAGGAATTGTTGCTGGTGACTTTAAAGATTATCCAGATGATTTATCTTTAAGTTCAGGAAGTGCTTTAATAGATCAAGCTGAAAATCTTTCATGGATTTTTGTAGAAGATATTGTAGGATTAAGAGTTGATGGAATTCTATTTGAAAACGATGATGTAGTAACAATGGAAAATGGTGACGTTGCCCATTATACGGAGTAAGAAATGTCAAACGTAGCATTAACATTTGGTTCTTATTATTTTAGTGGTTCTTCCGCAACAGATAACATTGCAGATACACCTATAAAAGCAGCAGGAACAACAACTGTTGGATTTACAAATGGTTTTACTCATGTTGCAAGTAATCGTCTTGTTTATAATGGAGCAATCACAAGAACATTTGAAATAATTGCAACTGTTTCTGTTAGTTCTTCAGGAGCAACAGAATCAAAAATGCATTTATATAAAAATGGAACAACATTAATTGCAGGATCAACTATAGACAGAACAATTGGTGCAGGTAGTGATGTTGGTGCTGTTGCTATTACTGCTTTAGTATCTCTTGATGAAGATGATTTTATAGAACTTTGGTGCGAGTCTGATAATAGTGCTGACGATATTACTATAGAAGCTGGAACTGTTTTGATTAAAGTAGTGGGCTAAAAAATGTCTTGGGACATTGGTGCTTATGAATTTGTCGCTGTTGCTGGAGACTTAATTGTTTCTGTCGGCATTCCTACGGAAACAGATTCATCTTTTGCAATAACTACAGAGTCAGATAACACTGTATCTGTAGGCTTTTCGCAAGAAACTGATAGTTCATTTGTAATAGAACCAATTAAAGATATTTTAGTTGCTGTTGGAAGTTCTTTTGAAGCGGATGTTTCTTTTGTAATAGAACCAATAAAAGATATTTTAGTTGTTGTAGGATTTGCAACAGAAACTGATTCGGCGTTTAGTGCAAGTCCAACTCAAGATATTTTTGTAAGTGTAGATTTTGCACAAGAAACCGATTCGTCTTTTATAGTTGAACCAATAAAAGATATTGTTGTTAGTGTAAGTTTTGCACAAGAAACTGATAGTTCTTTTGCAGTAGACATTGTTAAAAATGTTCCTGTAGATTATTACAATGCTTCATGGAATACTGCTTCGGTAATAGAAATAAAGAAAAATATTCCTGTTGGTTATGCGACTGAAACTGATTCATCTTTTACAATATCTGCAACTCAAGATATTTTTGTAAATGTTGATACAGCTTCTGAAACTGACAGTTCATTTGAAGTTGCTCCTGTTAAAGATATTTTTGTAAGTGTTGGTTTATCTTCTGAAACAGATAGTTCTTTTGAAGTTGCACCGATAAAAGATATTGTTGTACCTGTTGATCCTGCATTGATATCTATTTGTATTGCCATACCGATAACAGTTAAAGAATATGTAAATGTTTCCGTAGGACTTGCTAGTGAAACTGATTCTGCAAATGTAATAAAATTCCCAACAAAAGTTGGTACAGCACAAGAAACTGATAGTGCATATTCTGCAAGTCCAGTAAAAGATATTTTTGTAAATGTTGAATTGGCATCTGAAACTGACAGCTCTTTAGAAATATTACCAATAAAAGATATTTTGGTAGCTGTTGGCGTAGCACTTGAATCTGAGTTATCGTATTCAGTACTTCCTGTAAAGGATATAATTGTAAGCATATCAATTGCTACTGAAACAGATAGTTCTTTTATTGTTAGACCGATTGTAGGATTTATTGATACGATAACTGGAGCTATGACAGTTAATTATGATGGGGATTTATATACAGTTTCGTTAGACTTGCCAGAGTATTCCGTAACATTAGATTGGCCACAATATAAAACAGAGGCGGCATAAAATGACTACTGTATTTCCATTAGAAGAAGATCTTATATATACAAGAGGTGATACCTGTCCAATTCCATTTACTGTTACATATACAGAGGATGGTAGCTTAGTTCCATTTATAGGTTTCACTTTTAAAATGACAGTTGATACTTTGAAAAAGCCGCCAGATGGTACGACAAAAGTTTTTGAAGTTGATGGAGTTTCATCTGGCGATGGAAAAGTTTCATTTACTCCTACCGAATCACAAACAGATTTATTAGGAACTCATTATTACGATTGTCAAATGATTGATGGGACTGGATTAATAGTTTGCACTTTCGCAAAAGCAAAAATTAAGTTTACACAGGATATTACAAAATGAGTATCGTGGCTGAAACATATGCGACTATCTCAGAAGCTGATTCTGTTCTTGGCGAAAATTTACCGTGGGAAGATACAGAAGATGCTGATGATGGTACTGTAATAGGAAAGCAAACTGCTTTGGAATGGGCAACAGTTTACATGGATAGCACTTACAATATTCCAGAGCAAACAACTGTTTCACAAAGTTTAATTAATGCAAATTCTATTTTGGCGAATGAACATTTGTCCGCTGATTTATTTACAGTTGCAAAAAATGCTGCTCCTGAAAAAGGATTATCAGGAGCAACAGTAAAAGCTGGTCCTGTTACTTCTATTAAAAGTTACGATGCGAATATTTCATCTGCGTGGATTGATCCTTTTCCAAATGTTACTGCTATGCTTTTAGTAGATGGTTTTAAAATTAAAAAAGGCGGAGTAAATACTGTTCCGATGATTAGAAGATAATGGGTTTACTATCTGACATTCAGTCTGCTCTTACGGAAGCGTTTGCTGGCGATTTGTCCGATGTTGTTTCGTCATTTAGTTTAGTAAAAAATTCTGAAGGCGTTTACGATGTTGATACAGGAAAGAAAGTAAGTGTTGAAACGTTATATGCTTCTAAGGGAGTCTTTACTAGCTTTGGTGCAATGGAAATTGATGGTGTAAATATAAAGAGTGAAGATGAAAAATTAATTATTAATGGCGCGGATATTACAACAGCAATTGATAAAGATGATATTGTAAGATTAAGTGATCTGCAAGAGTACACGGTTAAAAATGCAACTCCTGTAATGGGAGGTGGAACCACACCGATTGTGTGGATAGTTCAAGTCACAAAAAATGCAAAGAAAAATGATTAAGAAATTTAACAAAAAAGCAGCTAGCGGAATTATAAAAGGTCTTGAGAAAAATCTTTTTAATAAGATGGATGCTGTTGCATTGAGAGCGCATTCAAGGCTTGTAGAAATAACTCCAGTTGATTTAGGACAGGCAAGAGCAGGATGGAATTTTACATTAAACGAAATTGATTATAGTTTTCCACCTAAACCTCCAAAGGGGACAACGTTGCCAGCTCCATCAACTAAATTGCCAAGTCCAAAAGCGAAAAAATTTGGTGACAGTTATTATATATCTAATTTTGTTGCGCACATTGTTTTTCTAAATGAAGGAGTTGCATTGCAAAGCAAAGGTGTCCCAGCTAATTTTATTGAAAGAGAAATTCTTGCAGCTATTGAAGAAGTTAGGAGAGCAGGATGACTGATGCATTAAGAATTTCTGTTGAAACTCAATTTGCCGACAATTGGACTGCAACAGATATAACAGATGAAACTGATTTTGGTGATAACAATAGATTTACGCCACCACAAGATTCTGAATGGGTTCGCGTAATTACAAGTATTCTTTCAACTCAAAATGCAGAAGTTGGAAAAGATTTTCAAAGATCAATTGGAATAATTACTGTTGAATGCTATGCGCCTATAAACACTGGCGAAAAAGCGTTAAACGACTTGATTGATAGTGTTAAAACTATTTTTCAAAATAAGAGTTTTGGCGGAGTTGAATGTTTTGCAACAACTCCCGTCAGGATTGGCGAACGCGGAAACTGGTATCAAATAAATGCCAAGACCGATTTTAAATACGATGTATTTTCTTAACTAGGAGAGTAATCTCATGACAATTGGAACAAGTAATCAAACGAAACTTTCCTTCATCAAGGAAGTAACAGCAGGAACAACTCCTGCATCACCAGCATTACAACTCTTGCGCTTTACAGGTGAAAGTTTGCAAGGTAGTAATGAAACAACAACATCTGAAGAAATTCGTGATGATCGCGCAACTTCTGATTTGGTTCTTACAGATCAAAGTGTTAGTGGTGACATTAATGTTGAATTGAGTGGCGTAGCTTTTGATGAATTTTTTGAAGCTGCTCTATTTACTGATGCATCTTGGACTACTGATACAGATAGTGGATCAACTTTTGCCGCAACTGGAACTGGTTTTACTGATTCTGGTTCTGGTTTTGTTTCTGGTGGTTTAGAAGTTGGACAGTCTGTTCAGTTTTCAGGATTTTCAAATTCATCAATTGATGGAATTTATCGAATTCTTACAATTGTTGCTGGAGAAATTACAACTTCTCCTGCTCCGCCTGCAACTGAAAGTTCTGGTGCAACTGTAACTTGGAATGGTTCAACAATTAAATCTGGTAAAACAGATCATTCCTATACAATTCAAAAGTCTTTTGAAGATGTTGATACAGAAACTTATATAAACTTTCGTGGCTGTCGTGTATCAACAATGTCTCAGGAACTTTCTGTTGGCGCATTGGCGACAATGACGTTTGGGTTTATGGGCGAAACTTCTGAAGTTACGGAGTCAGTAATTTCTGGTCAATCTGAAGTTGCGAAAACAACAAATGCAATTATGAATTGTGTTGGTGATGTTACGCAAATTCTCGCAATTGGGACTGGTAT